GACAGGTAAACCTATGATCGTTGTGGCTAGTGGCTAACATACAAAACGGGTGACCGTCGTAAACCTATGCTTTCTCGGTTACGTTCGCGGCGGTCACCTATACACAACGCGCAAACCGTTTGGTGGCATACTTAGCGCATGGGCATTTTCAACCGCACCGTAAGCAAGGCAGCAATCTCACCGCAGCCAACTAAAGCAGCGGCGGCTGGTAGCGGATACGTTGGGCAAAACTCAGGCGCAAATTCAATTGGTCAGTATTACAACTATGTTGAGGGCACGGCACGCAATCGTGCTATGAGTGTGCCGACCATTAGTCGAGCGCGCGATCTTTGCGCGTCAGTAATCGGCTGCATGAATTTAAAAATGTATACCGAAATGTGGAACGGCGAAGAAATGGAAAAGATGCCGTTAGCGCCGCGAACTTGGTTGCGACGCATTGACCCAAGCGTGCCAAACAATTTTATTTTGTCGTGGACTTTTGATGATCTGTTTTTTTATGGTCGCGCATTTTGGTATATAACAAGTCGTACAGCCGACAATTATCCAGCGTCGTATAGCCGTTTGCCTTCCGCAATGTGTCAAACACTCGATCAGTCCGGGCCTGTTTGGTTTGCACCGTCAAAACAAATTGTGTTTAATGGCGCTGAACTTGATCCAGCAAACGTCGTGCAATTTTTGTCGCCAATACAAGGCATTGTTTATATGTCAGAACAGTCAATTGCTACTGCACTAAAACTTGAAGCGGCACGTTTTCGCAATTCGAGCAGCGCCATACCGTCTGGCACGCTGAGGCAAACGGGCGGCGAACCTTTAAGCGCACAAGAATTAGCCGACCTTGCAGCAGCGTTTCAAGCAGCGCGCGAAACAAATCAAGTTGCTGCATTAAACGAATTTGTCACCTACACCGAAACCGCAACAAGCCCTGACAAAATGCTTTTGATTGAAAGCGCCGAATTTCAAGCAATGGAAATGGCTCGACTTTGCAACATTCCGCCGTACCTTGCTGGCATCAGCGTCGGGTCATACTCATACCAGTCAAGCGCCGAGTCGCGCATGGACTTGTGGACTTTTGGCGTTCGCGCTTATGCCGATTGCATTGCAGGCACATTAAGCATGAACAATATTCTTCCTAACAATACGTTTGTTGAATTTGACGTAGAACAATACCTAACTGGCGAATACTCAATGGGCGAAGATCGAGATACACAAACAGAAATTACAGAAAGAGTAGAGTTACCTTCATGATCAGATTTACCCCCAATCAAAAGATCACGGTTGATGCAGCGGCGGCAGAGGGCTTGCCGTCGCGCTCAATCTCAGGCGTAGCCGTAACTTACGACGAGACAGCGATTGTCAATGACGGCACTAAGGTACGATTTTTGCAAGGGTCGTTGCCAGTCACGGGGCGCGACCCGAAACTATTTATGCAACACGACAGCAATCAAATTGTCGGCAAAGTAGTTGAGCGCGTGGACACGCCACAAGGCATGATGTTTACAGCCAAGATCAGCGCCACTCGACTAGGCGACGAAGCACTTACCCTTGCCAATGACGGCGTTATTGACGCAGTATCGGTAGGCGTAACCCCAACAAAATTCAGTTACGACGAAGAAGGCGTAATGATCGTTGAGGCTGCTACATGGCAAGAATTGTCAATGGTCAGCGAAGGCGCGTTTAACGGCGCGGTCATTACCGAGGTGGCGGCCAGCGCCCCCGACGAGGTAGCCGAAGGTATCCCCGAAACCGAATTGACAAGTGCTATACAATCAGAACAACAAGAACAAAAGGACACAACCCCCATGAGCGAAACACCAGCAACACCAGTAGTTGAAGCAGCGACCGCAACAGTTGAAAAACTTTGGGCGCAACCAAAACAAGAATTCAAGATGCCAACACCGGGCGAATATTTTGCCGCAATGACAATTGGTGGCGACACTTTCCGCAAAGTCAACGAAGCATACAAATTTGCTGCCGCTAAAAGTCAGTCAGCATTGCAATTTGCTTTGGCACAAGACTTGACAACTGATACACCAGGCCTTTTGCCACAACCAGTTTTGGGCAACGTATTCTTGAACTACAACTTTGTGCGACCAGTTGTGTCGGCGATCGGTACTCGAGCAATGCCAAACGGTAACGGTAAAGCATTTACTCGCCCGATCATTACTCAGCACACTTTGGCAGAGGTACAAACTGAAGGTTCGCAAGTTGCAACTCAAAAAATGACGCTTAGCGCATCGACGGTCACTCGGCAAACCGTTGCCGGTGGGGTATTTATCTCCCAACAGGATATTGACTTCACAGACCCCGCAGCGCTCAATGCAATCTTGACAGATTTGCAAGGCGCATATCTAAAAGAAACTGACAACATTGCAGCCGACGCTTGCAATACGGCAAAACAGACATCAGGTTTTACTTGGACAGTTACAGCAGGTGACCCAACATCACTCATGGCAGCGTTGTACGGTTGCGCGTTTAACATCAGCAACGCGACAAACTTGTTTGCAACACACTTACTTGTCAGCGTTGACGTATGGCAAAAACTTGGCGGTCAACTTGACAATGACAAGCGCCCATTATTCCCAGCAATTGGCGCACCGGGTCTTATCGGTCAAAACACATTAGGTGCAGGTTCAGCCGCATCATGGTCAGGCATGAACCCAATGGGACTTGAGATCGTGGTTGACGGCAACTTTGCGTCAGGCACAATGCTTGTCGTACACGCCCCAGCAATCGAGTTTTACGAACAGCAACGTGGAATTATGCGAGTTAGCGACCCAGCACTTTTGGGCGAGAACTTCTCGTACTACGGTTACTTTGCAACATTCTTTCAAGATGCAACAGACGCAACTGCAGGTTCACGCTTCGTACAGTCGATCACAGTCGCCTAGTCGTAAGCGGCAAAACCGCTCATGGCAACATACGCAACAGCAAGCAAACAATTAACAGATAACTACGCCTGCATATCTACGCTCGAGCCAACCGACATACAGGTTGGCGACACCGTAGTTGTAGGCGCGTTAGGCGCACCGTTTAACGGCACGTACACCGTGTTGGCTTGCCCGCAATACCGATACGTTGGCGTTGACGGTACAACTGGCGAGTTTAATTATGACGTGACGGTTGCAATACCTAATCAAATATTGTTTGCGTGTACGGGTAGTGACGTTGATTTTGTTGCGATCTACACGGGCACAGTTGCGTTTACGCCTACGTGTACGTGGGTTACGGTTGCAAACCTTGTCACTTATCTTGGCGTGTCAATTACTAACCCGTCTGACGATTACACGTTGGCTACGCAGGCCGTGAGCGCTGGCAACCAGTTTTGCAGTCGTCGTCGCGCCGAGGCAGGTTACAACGACAGTCTCAGCACGTCGCCTAGCGGTGACGTAACGCTTGGCACGATCATGTATTGCGCGGCGTTGTGGCGTAGTCGAGGCAGTCTAGAAAACGTGTTTGCGTCGTTTGACAACATGGGGTCAGCACCGCAACAGTCAATGACACCTATTGTCAAACAGTTGTTAGGTATTGACCGACCTGCGGTGGCGTAGTGCCTGCACCGTACACAGACCTGTTAAACGAGGCGCTAGACGATCTCACAGCCACGCTTACAGCCGTCACAGGGCTACGGGTGGTCAATGACCCAACCAAACTTGTACCTAACTGCGTGTTTGTACAGGCGTTAAGTTTTACGACGATTGCTGGTAACGGCAACATTGTGCGCGTTGACTTCCCTATCAAAGTTGTTGGCAGCGGCCCAGCTGGGCTACCCGTGTTGCGCGAAATATTGCAGATCACCGCTACGGTGCTTGGCTCGAGCGTAATTGTTATGTCGGGTCGCCCCGGCACGCTTGAAATTGGCGGTCAAGAATATCCATGTTATGACCTAGCTGTTGGCGTGCAAGCGCAAACAACGTGAGCATACACACGCATATCGTCGCGGTATGGTAAAACTATTACAGACACTTAAGGAGTAATCACAATGGCAACTAGCACCTATCTTTCAAACCCAGTCGTGCTAATCGGCGCATCAAGCGCAGCGACTACAGACATCACCGATCAGGTTTCGGCAGTAACCGTTAACTACGTTGTCGAAGCACTTGAAGACACCGCGTTTGGCTCTACTGCACGCACGAACACCGCTGGCCTGCAATCAAACAGCGCCACCTTGACTTTGTACGCATCGTTTGCATCGTCTGAGAGTTACGCAACATTGTCGGTACTTGTTGGCACAAAGTGTTACATCAAAGTAACCCCAGCGTCAGGCGGCAACACCGCAACTAACCCGGGCTTTGAATTGACAAACACTTACCTAAGCGCGTTGCCAGTAATTAACGCCAACCTAGGCGAGTTGGCTACCTACGACATTGAACTTATGGGTGGCGCATACACAGTCGATATCACGTGATCTAACGCGCCATAACTGGCCGAGAACAGGACAAGGCAATGCGATTAAAACTTAAAGTAGATCTACAAGACGGCGTAGCGCCAGTCGAGTTAACAACAAACATGTTTGTTATTTGCGAATGGGAAAAAACCGAGGGTCGCAAAATTAGTGACGGCAAAGGTATTGGCTACACCGATCTAGTTTGCTGGGCATACCATTTGCTAAAACTTAGCGGTCAAAAAATGCCTGCAACATATCGTGATTGGGTTAAAGAAAACCCGAACATGACCATTGAGGCAATCGACGAGACAGACCCAAACCTTACGGCGTAGGCAGTTACCGAAGGCAACTAGCTGAGTTGTTAGTTGCAACAGGGTACTGGCCTACGACAATTGAGTTTGACACGCGTGACCTGATAACGGTGATTACGCTATTGAATAAGCAAAAGAGGTAACGCTATGCCAGCATCAACAACTATTGAGGTCGTCGGGGTCAAGCAGACTATTAACTCTTTGCGTAAAATTGACCCACAGTTGCAGAAAGATTTTAAGGCTGACGCAACCGCTATTGCACAGCCAGCAATTAACGCTGGCAAAAACGTTTATGCAGATTTACCGTTGTCAGGTATGCGCTACAACTGGACACAACGAGATCGCAAACTATTCCCGTTCACCGTTGCCAAAGCACGTAACGGCGTACGCATGAGATTTGACACTCGACGTAACGCGGTCGGCGTAATCTTGATTGAACAAAAAGACCCGGCGGCTGCGATCTTTGAAACGGCTGGTCGTGCTAATGCAAACAAGTTAAGTAGCGCGTTAGGTTTTGTTGGCGCTGGTCGCACTCGACTACTTGGCCCAGCCGTGTATAAAGCGCGTCGCGGTATTGAAGTTGAAATGACAAAGATGATTGCTAAAACTATGCGCGTTGTGCAAAGCGAGATTTAATCATGGCACTATCTATACCTATTGTCAGCGAGTTTGACGGCAAAGGCATTGACAAAGCAATTAAAGAATTTAAGCAATTAGAAACTGTTGGCGAAAAAGCACAGTTTGCTATTAAGAAAGCAGCCGTGCCAGCGGCAGCGGCGTTAACGGCTGTTGCAGGTGCGCTGGGCTTAGCGGCTCGAGCGGCAGCCGAGGACGAACAACAGCAAGCGATTTTGGCTAACACGATGCAAAACGTTGTTGGTGCTACTGATGCGACGGTGGCGGCGACTGAGGACATGATTTCGGCTATGTCGAGGGCAACTGGTACGGCTGACAGCGAGTTACGCCCAGCGTTTAGCGCGTTGCTTACTGGTACTAAAGATGTTGGCGAGGCTACTGATGCTTTAAGGCTTGCTCAAGATATCGCAACTGCAACTGGTTCTAATTTGGCTGGAGTTTCCGACGCGCTTGCCAAGGCTTATGGCGGCAATATGAAAGGCTTGCAAGCGTTGTCGCCTGAGATGAAAGGCATGATTGCAGACGGCGCTGATCTTGATGATGTGATGCTTGCATTGAATGACAATTTTGGTGGGGCAGCGGCTCGATCAGCAGAAACCGCAGCAGGCAAATTTAAGATATTAAAAAATAGTTTGGGTGAAACTCAAGAAGCAATTGGTGCAGCGTTGTTGCCAGTAATAGAAAAAGTTTTGCCCTATTTGCAAAAAATGGCAGATTGGGCACAAGACAATCCAAAAGCATTTACAATTATTGCTGGCACGATTGCGGCAATTGCGGCGTCAATTGTTGCAGTAAATATTGCAATGGCATTGAACCCGTTTGGCATAATCATGATTGGTATTGGCGCTCTAATAACTGCATTAACTATTGCATACACAAAATTTCAAAGTTTTAGAGATGGCGTCAATATAGTTTTGAACGGTTTAATTGGTGGTTTTGAATTGTTTGCCAATTCGTTTATCGGTGCAATCAACTTAATTATTAGTGGCATGAATTTAATAAACCCGTTTAGCGATATTGGTCAATTGCCGACAATCAGTTTGGGTCGTATTGGTGGCGGTGGCACGACAGTAACTGCCGATACGCGCACGGCAGATCGTATGGCTCGAGAAGCGGGTGCAGGTATGCCAACCGTAGTGTCGCCAGTTATAGGCGGTGGCTCAGGCGCTGGTGGCGGTAAAGGCGGGTCAGGCGGCGGTGGCGGTGGCGTAGGCGG